AGGTCACGGCTGGTTCCGTCGTTCACCCCGAGAGCCAGCTGGCTGCCGGTGGTGAAGTCGTTGAAGTTCAGCGATGCCGGCGGCAGCCCGATGTAGGGTGCCAGATCCCTGAGGTCGCACATCTCCTGCGCGATGAACCGGGCCTGCGTCCAAAACTTGTGCAGGTCCCTGCCGATGACGTAGCTGTTGCCCACCGGGTATACCCATGGACGATCCTGACGAGTCTCCCGCATGAAGGTCACACGGTCACTGTTGGTGGCCGGGGCCGGGGTTATGGTCACGACTGGACGAGTCACCGACACGAAGGTCGATGGCTCCAGCGCGAACTGCACAGTGTCAGTGTCCGGATTGTACGGGTTCGACAGCGCCGGCAGCGCGCCGACAGCCGCCCCGTTTATTACCGTGACCCACTCGGGGTCGTCTAGCGTCCCCACGTTCACCGAGATAGTCACGGTGTGGGCATCTCGGGTAGACGTATTGCTACGGGTGAGGCCCACTTTGGTGACCAGCCTCGGGTAGTCGAAGTTCACCGAGATGCCGGTGCCGATGCTGAAGGTCTGCCCTGTGGTGTTGTCTCCGTCGTAGTACCCCGGGGCGGTGCCACTGGCGAAGTCGGAGTACGCCATGTACTCGTCATTCTCCCAGATGGCCAGCTCGGTGACACGACACGACCCACCAGTGAAGGGCAGCGGTGAGAACCGAACACCCATGATCTCTCGCCCGACGAGGACCGGCCCCGGAACCGCTGTCCACTTGTTCGTGGTTAGGGTGGGGTCGGTGCCATCGTCGTACGTGAGTTCCGTCTGGTTCAGGAACACCCGCATCTGGTCTTGGTAGCGGGCGTACTGTGTGTCCAGCAGCGTCAGCGGCACGGTCCACACGGTGTAGTCCGTGAGGGTGATGCCGTCGCGCCGGGTGGTGTAGAAGGAGTCACGGGACTCGGTAGTCATTGTCACCCTTCCGGGATGTTGAGATCGAGGCCTTCGAAGCGCGGCGCCAGCTCGGTGCTGGGCAGCATGTCCTGAACAGTGATGGCCCCGGTCTTGTACCCTCGGGCACGGGGGCCGCGGTCATCCTTGACAGGTGCACGGAGGTCGGTGGTACCCAGCGTCTTGCGGGCCACCTCGTTCGCTCCTCCGAACCACCACGTGTTGTAGAACGGGGTGATACGTGCAGCGTAGCGCAGGCTCTGCGAGCGGAACTCGGCATCCCCGCTCAGTGGCGAGACTGCTTGGATCGAGTTCAGCACGGTGTCCTGCGCACTGGCGATGGCGCCCATGCCGGCCGACGACACAGGGTCGGAGGTCAGCATGCGGTCGTTGGCCGTGATGGCCTCGGTCATGCCCTTGAGGAAGGGAGTCCACTGGCCAGCCAGTGGGACGTTGGTGAGCACGCGGGCAAGGTAGTTGTCCGGGTCCTCTTCGAAGTCCGAGATGATGTCGTCCATCTCCCGCCCCCGAAGAAGCTCGCGGCTGGTGCGGTTGAGGGTCTCACCAAAGATGTGCATGGCGATCAGCGCCGTCCCCGTTCGGGTCGGGAGCTGCGCCGTATCCAGCAGGTTGTTGTCCGCCCACGACCGGGAGAACGTCGTCATGCTGTTGATGAGCTGGCCCCACGCCGTGCGATCGTTCGCTGACGTTGGGGTCTGCAGGAGGTTCTGCTCGGACACGCGCTTGTTCATCGTACCGATGATCGAGTCACGCAGCCCGGTGGTCACCTCGTCGAACACAGCCTTGTCGGCATCGTCCGGGACATGCCGCATGAGGGCGTTGAAGTCCACCACCTTGACACGGCCCCTGCTGCGGATGGCGCCAGTGGCGGCACCTGCACGGTCGAGGGTGTCGAGGTTGGCAGTGTTCAGCAGGTTGGACCGCGAGAACATATCCGCCACATCCCAGTTGGCACCGAAGCCAGACTTGCGAGCCATGCCGCGCCACGCCTTGAAGTAGGCGTCGTCGCCCTGCGTGGTTCGGATGTTCGCCAGCTCGTCAGCGTTCTCCTCCAGCATCACCGCCATCTTGCGGGCAGCGGGAAGGAACCGACCAATCTTGGCCTGCCCGTCCATCACCTGCAGCACGCGGGCGAACTGACTGAAGTAGTCCATGGCACCCAGCGTCATGCTGGAACCACCGACCGCCCGGAAGAGACCGGCCACGGGGTTCCCCTGTCCGGGGAGAGCCGAGCCGCTCTTGCTGAAGAGGTCGACGAACGGGGCCACGACCTTGGGGATGACGCCGAACTGGAACGTGTCCATGTTCACTGCGCCGCCCGTGAATCGCTCAAGGGTGTGGTAGCGGAACTGGCGAGTCGTGAGACCCACCACCTCCATCAGCTCCTTGGTCTCGCCCGTGCGTGCGGCGATTCGGAACACCTCCATGGCCTTGCGAGTGATGTCTGCCGGGGCGTGGATGCCCTTGAGCAGTGACTGCAGAACCTCCGTCGACAGCACGGCAGCTCCGATGGTGGAGCCGAAGGCCAGCGCGGCGGATGCCTGCCCGGTATCGGACAGGAACTCGGCCACCTTGTTGGAGGTCGAGCGCAGCGAAGGCATACGGCCCTCGGCCAGCATGACCTTCTCTCGGAGGTTGTTGATGCCGGCGTTCCACTTCGCAATCTCTTCGGGCACCATCTCCTTGGGCGCCATGGACTTCACCGCATCGAGCAGGGAATCCATGCTGCCGCCGGGGATACCCCACCGCTGCTGGTGGCGCTGACGATCCATGACCTTGAACCCCGTGGTTCGGAAGTAGTCATGGACGGTACCGAGGAAGTTCCAGTCAAGGAACTCCTCCATGTCTGGGTCGCTCCACAGCGCAGCCGTCATGCGGCGTGACTGCTCGGAGGACTGGACGTTGCCAGCCGTGACCCTGACGATGCCGCCATCAGCTGCCTCGTTGTACACGTCATCACCGAATAGGCGAGCACGAGTGTTGAAAGCAGAGTCCTGAAGGACACCGGGGAGGGTGTCAAGGTAGAGCTGCTCGCCCACGCCGAGGCGCTGCAGGTCGGAACGCTTCAGCGACCCGGAGGCCACCTCGCTACCGTCCGAGACCAGACTCCACGCAGCGTCACCCTGCTTGTTGGTGGCTCGCTTGAGCACGTCGAGCTTCACGAGGGCGTCGAGGAATACTTCGTCCGTCCCCGTCCAGAACTTGACGTAGTTCTGCGACAGGCGCTGGACGAACCGCTGAGGCTGCGCCGCGATGGCGTGCACCTGCATCCGGTTGGGGAAGAAGTTGTTGAGCTGCTTGAAGATCCCGATGTCTTCGGCAGTCTGGCCAACCTTGCCGGCAGCCTCCGTCCACATCTTGGCGATCTGCACAACGTCAGTGTCAGTGGCTACCACGTCACCGCGGACATGCCGGATAACCTGCTTGTTGAAGTCGAGCATCAGCTCGGCTCGCTTGATGGGGTTCAGCTGGTTGCCGAAGCGCCCCTTGGACACGAGCCGGCTCATCTCTCCCACGATGCCGGAGGTCACAGCCTCCATGTCATTGCGGGTCGACTGCATCGTCTTGACAGCCCCGCGGCCGGTGAGGTCACCGATCGCCAGCTTGTTCGGGTCCATCTCCTGCGCGATCATCCGGACAGCGTCGAACGCTGAGCGGCTGGTCTCTGACAGGCCGGGCCCCGAACCGATTACACGACGCACGAACTTACCAAGCCCCCAGCCCCAGAGGAGCCGGTTGCGTACGCCCACGTCCTCGATGAGGGTGGTCTCTGACAGGTCCATGGAGTCGATGACCGAGCGATAGGAGCCCATGACATCATCGGGGTCGATGACGGCCGGAGCCTTCCGTGCCACCTTGGGCTGCTGCGCGATGCGCTCCAGTCCCTCAGCCAGCAGCTCGTTCGTCTGCTTGAGCACGTCAGCGAAGTCCTCGGTGTTCTGCTCCACCGCGTTCCCGGTCAGGGCTCGCAGCTTGCGGATCTCGGCGGCCAGCTGCTTGCGCAGCGCTACAGTGGATTGGCCTCGACGGCCTGCGGTCTCTGCCAGCTTGCGCAGGCGGCGGGTCTCTCGGAGCGAGGCGATGAGCGGGTTGCTCGCGGCCAGCTCCAGTGGGTTGGTGCCGTAGCGGTTAGTCTGCTCGGCCACGTCGTCGATGATGGAGCGGAAGGCCAGCCCCGGCTCGACAGCCTGCCGCTTCTTCAGCTCCCCCTCGACACGCATGAGGTAGGTGATCTCGTCGTTGGTCAGTGAGCGAACTCCGGCGGCCTCACGCAGCTCGTCGAACTCGCCCAGCCAGTAGCGGCTGCTGCCCCCTCGGTTGGGAACGCGGGAGTCAGCGATGCGCTTGGCGCGGTCAGCGATCTTCTTGATCACCTCGGGGTAGATGCGCCGAGCCATCTCGGACACTTCCTCGGGGGCACCGTCAGCGACCAGTCGACCAGCCCTGCCCATGGCCTCCGAGAAGGCGGAGCGCTGGAGCTGGACCGTCATGGCCTCCGCCTCGATACCCAGCGCACTGATGCGGCGGGCCTCGTTCAGGGCGGACACAAGGATGTTGGCGACCTGCCCCTCTGGGATGGTCTGGCCCTTGAACCCCTCGACCATGCCGACGAGCATGTCATCAATGTCCAGTCGGGTGAGTCCAACCTCTGCCAGCACGGCGTCGTCGAAGAACTCACCGATCACGTGGGTGCGGCCCGGCATCAGGATCTCGGCAGCACGCTGCGACCGTACAGACGCCCCGTCAAGGGTCGCCTGCCCGACCACGTTATCCAGCGAGTGGAAGATGGGGTTGACCCACGAGTACTGGTCGGACTGCTCAAGGACGGCACCCATGGTTCGCTGGATGCCCTCGATCCCATCACCTCTGCCGTTGGCGGCGCGGGCCACCAGAGCGAAGCCGAGGAGTGACGAGAAGCCGGTGGCTAGCCCTAGCTCGGACCACGAGAACGTGTCCTGCAGGTCAGGGCTGGCGAAGATGGCCTTGCTCTCAGCGATCCGGCCCTGCTGGCTGCCGACAGACATAGCCGCACCGAAGGCCCCCAGCGCGGTGGCACTGGCAGCCCGGTGGGCGATGCCCGTCGTAGCTGCCCCGTGCATGGCGCCAGAAGCCCGTGTGACGGCGTTGCCGGCGACAGAGGCAGTCCGAGTCGCCATAGCCCCTCGGAAGCCCAGAGCGGGCCCTGCGAAGCGAGCGACGGTGGACACAGCCCGGGCGCCGTAGCCCACGGGGACCACGAGGGACGGGATCAGGGTGGGGTCCGTGAGGAGGTAGTTCTGGACGGCCGAGTGGAGCATCGAGGTGAACGCGGTGACCCCGTACGATCGGTCTTCGAACTGCTCCACGTCCTGCAGGGCCTGCGCCCGCATGAGGCCACGGTTGGCGATCAGCATGAAGTTGTCGCGGTTGCGGGCCTGAGCCAGCTGCGACGGGAGGTCCACCCCGTAGCGGATCGCGGTGGCGGCAAGGTCACGGTTCTCACCGAGCCATGCAGCCGCTTCGCTCTCGCCGTCGAAGTCGTCGTCCACGAACTCAAGGCGGGCGTCGATGCCCTCCACGTTCTGGATGGGCGACAGGGTGTTGGATAGGTACTGCCATCCAGTGGCCTGTGACTCGATGCCCAGCTGCCGCTCCATCAGGTTGGCGGCACCCTTGGAGACGAAGCGCTGGTTCCCACCCGCGAGGCTGACTCCGGCGTTGGCCACATAGGTGGCGGTGTTGCCGGGGTCAACGTCGAGGGCAAGGACTTGCTTCGCCACGGCGGTGACGCCCCAGTACCCGACTTCTCGGGGACCAATGGTGGTGCGGAAGCCCGTCTCAGGGTCGCCGTCGATGTACGTGGGGAGCTGCGCGTCGGAAGCAGCGATGCTGCCGGGCGAGGCTTCCGGAACGCCGGATGCGATGTAGCGACTGGGCATAGGGGTCTCACTTGGTGGTAGGGAAGCCGAACATCTTCCGCGCCGCGGCATCGGCCTTGTCGGCCATTGCGTTGAACACGGAGTCGGAGCTGGACCCGATAGACGGGGGCCCGATGTTGGCGCCGGGACGGATGGGCGTGGTGGGGTCAAGCGTCATGAAGCTAGCCAGCTCGTTCAGGTCACGAGGCATGGTGGACAGCTTCGTCGCCGGCTCGTACTGAAGGAAGCCCTTGAGGGCCGACTCCTGCACGGTCTGCGGAGCTTCCGGCGCGAGGCCGGAGGTGTCTATGCTGAAGGTCTCACGCCAGTCGGGGTTCATGGCGGCGGTGGTAGCCACCTGCATGATGGAGGAGTCAGCGAAGAGGTCAGGGTTGAGCACGTTCAGCGGAGTGCCTGCTGGCACAACCACACTCGTTCCGTCCGGCCACTCCATGACAGCTGGCTGCGTGGACAGCACGTTGCCGAGGTCAGACCCATCGTCCAGTCGGACGCGGAACTCAAAGCCCCCGTAGTCAGCCCGGCTCCGCATCATGCGGTTGGTCACGGTGTCATCGAACCCGTAGGTGGGCTCAAGGGCTCCGGGGGTCCACGGGTCATCGAGCTGCACGCCCGACTGCTTCACCCACAGGTCCTGCAGGTTCACGGGGATCAGGCTCGGGTCCTTGAGGCCGAGGGCCTGCCCGAGGAACTGTCGGTAGTACGGGCTGAATGCCCTCGTCATGTTGCTGTTGATGTGCTCGCCCACGTCATCGCCGGGCTCGCCGGTGTAGCCTTGACGGTCGAGCACGAGCTGCTGCTTGCCCGCCATCTCCCGGAACGACCACCCCGCCGAGTCCATCCAGCCCCATACCATGGTCCCGATCTGCTCGGGGTCCAGTGAGGGGTTGGCCTGAGAGCCAGCGAAGTAGAGGTCACGGAGAGTGCGGCCGTGCCCACTGCTGGAGGAGAACAGCTCAGCCATCTGCGCCTGCAGTCCACGGGCGAGGGGGTCACGGCTGTTGCCCTTGAACCTCACGCCCTTGTTGCCGGCCTTGATGACATCGGTGAGGACAGCCGCCATCTCATTGATGTTGGCTGTGCCCACCTTCGTGACTTCGCCGGTCTCCCGGTTGAACCACGTACCAACGGACTCAGCGCCGCGGATGGCCTGCACGGACCCAACCATTCGCTGTGGGTCGGGCCTCACGCCCTGACTACCAGTGCCCCGCATCGACACAGTGCGCAGGTACACGGCTGCTGCACGGTCGTTGCTGTCTAGGGACTCAAGGTAGTTGTTCCACGCCCCGCCTACTCCGGCGGATGCAGTGGTCGCCCACTTTGCGAATGCCTGCACCTTGAGCGGATCGTCGCTGACAAGCAGCCCGGTCTTCTCATCGGCAAGGTTCTTGGGGATTCCGTAGAGGTCCTGCGTGGCTCCGTTGCTCCACTTCGCAGCTTCGAATGCCTGAACCGCTTCGATCAGCGGCATGTTGTCTTGGCTCCACTCGATCGGTCCACCGTCCCAGTTGCGGACGGCGTCGATGTCCAGACCGGACCCGGGGGTCCCTGCTAGCTGCACCATGGCGCCACGGAGGAAGTTGGTTTCCTCAGCAGACACCGGGGGCAGCCCGGCAGCGGTCAGTGCGTCGGCATCCATCATGATGCGGCGCTGGACCGACTCTTCGTGTGCGTCGGCGGGGTTGCCACCGGGCAGGCCGTTGTAGACCGTACGCTGGTTGCTGGTCGACTCTATGGCCCGAGCAGCCGCAGCACCGGACACTTCTGCCCGGCCGCGTGCCCGAGACCTGACGGCCTCCACGATGAGTGCTCCCTCGGGGGAGAGGTTGTCCGCTCCGAGTAGTCCAAGGTCCAGCAGCACCCGGTTACCCGCTTCCTCCAGCGGCGTGACGCCGGTGACAGGGTCGGGGGTGACCAGCGCTGCATCTGGGTTGGCAGCCGGGCGGTGTACGGTGGACCCATCGGGGAGGGTGACCACCTGAGTCTGTGCCTCGCGGAGTCGAGCTACCTCTGAGTCCATGAGTCGGCCAGCGGTGGCGCGTCCCTTGTTCAGCAGGTCGGTAGCTACTTCCTGTCGCTCTGCCGCGGAGAACAGCTGTTCGCCATTCACGCGGATGTTCAGCAGGTCCGACGCAGTGCCGAGGTTGCCGATCGCGTCAGTCCCAGTGGAACCGGAAGCGATCTGCTGGAGTTGCTCTTGGACAACACCCCGTACGTAGTCGTTCTGCTGATTGAAGGTCAGATGCGACAGCCGGTCTCGCAGGGTGATCTCAAGCTGGCGCGCGAAGGCACCGGGCTCGGAGTCGCCTGCGGCGGCGGCAAAGGCATCAGCGTCAATCTGGCGGGTGGCAAGGGCTTCGTTCCCTGCCTGCACCTGCTGCTGATTGACCTTGATGAGTGAGTCGGAGAGGGCGAAGGACTGCTGCACTGCCTGATGGATCAGGAGGTCAGCGGCTTCTTGGTCCATGGTGTCTAGGTCGACCGATTCAGCCAGCTGCTCCAGCATCCAGTTCTGGACACGGGCGCCGATGGCGGAGCCGTCACCGATCAGCTCACCCCGTAGCTCGGGGGACTGAGACAGCTCCTGATTGAGCTGCTGGGTGACGGTGGACATGGTGCGCTTGGCGGAGTTGAACGACTGCTGCTTGGCCTGCTCGTTCGTACGATCTACCTGCTTGGCAGCTCCCGACCATGCGGACTCCCACATGCGGGACTCCTGCTCGGAACCGGCGTTCACCATGGCCGAGCGGAACTGCCGCTCAGCCCACTCCATGCCGCGCTCACCAGCTTCAGCGAGGATCTGGCCCCGCTGCATGTTGGCGCGTTCGAAGCGGCGTGACTGCAGCCCACGGGCCGCGGTGCCGAGGTCAGCCTCGACGCGCGAGACAGCCTGTTCCTTGAGGCGCTTCATCTGACTGTTGATCGCAGCACGGCCGCTCACGGCACGAGCCACTCCACCAGCGGCGGTAATCATCACGTCACGGAAGCGCTCCAGATCAGTCTGCTGCGGCGTCAGCCCCATACCGGGGGTGGCCACGGGCACGGACGGAGCGGTGAAGTCCGGGGTGCGTGAACCAGTGTTGCGGTTGATGGGGGTGGCCATGGGTTTCTCCTGAATGGGGCGGTAGGCCGGTAGACCTACCACGCCCGTTATCCGAAGGTCCCGAACATCTCCTCTAGGTCAAGCCCGGGGATGTCGAGGAATGTGCGGATGGTGTTGTTGAAGACGGGTATGCCGCCGGGGCCTAGGTTGTTGCTGGCCCGGCTGAACTGTGAGGACTGCATCTCTGCTTCCGAGAGCAGCGCCTGACTGATCTGCATACCGAAGTCAATCCCCTGAATGCCACCCTGTAGGGCAGCCATCAGCGGGTCATCCGGGATGAACTGGTTAGCCGCAGCCGCACTAACACGTTTCGCTGCAGCGTTCGACTCGACAATCGCAGCTTGGTCTGCGGCGGTTGCGGTAGCGGCGTCACCAACGGCGGCGCCGGAGCCGGACGATGTCGCCCCGGTACCACGGAAGGCACGCTCTGCTGCGAGCTGTCCTTGGTACTGGGCGAGTGATCGCGCGATGTTGTTGCGGTTGCTGGTCTCTTCCAGCCCAATCTGATTCTCAGCAGCTCGGATGTTCTGCTGGGCGATGTTGCGACGGTTGTTGTTGCCTGATACCGCAGCCCGGCCACTGATGGTTGCGAAGGCCGAAGCGGCGTTGCCAACCTGCCTTTGCTGATCGTCCATAGATCACCTCCTTCTCAGCGTGTGGAGCTATACGACATGGGGAGGAACTCGCAGGTCAGTTCTGCGTCCACCCACGCGGTCGGTAGAGGAGTGTCATTCACCAGCGCGATACCGCAGTTGCGGGCGTGGGACATGACCTTGCACTGGTACTCACCGAAGCTCTGGAGCTGCGCGCTATCAAGCGGCGTGTTCCCGAGCAGGGGAGGGGTGAAGGTGTGTCTGATGGGTGATCTCCCTTCTGGGGTGACGATGACTGTGTAGCCACCGCTGTCTCGATGCCGAACCGCCATGCGCATGAGGCTCGTGTCGCCGCGTACGGCGCTCTGTTGATTGTCACGGACGAACTGCTCACTCAGCTCCGCTCTCGCCTCGTACCCTCTTCCGAGGTAGGCGGGAGCGTTGGTTCCGTCTGCGTTGTTCTCCCAGTCCCCCTCCGCAACCACAACAGTCTGATCTGTCCCCACGGTAACCGAGGTCAGGGGGACGATAGTTCCTGCGGACTTCACGGTCGCGGTGTCCCACGTTGCCGCCAGCAGCACGCAGTCGATCGAGGAGTCTTCGAATGGGATTGTCCATGTGGTCTCATTGCTGTTCGTGCTGTACACACCCTGCAGCTTGACCTTGCGGTCGCAGCGCACGGAGTACCCGAGGGTCTGAGCGGGAGTTCCATCGGTGTCCTGCTGAGGCTCACCGAGGGGCATGCGCTCAAGGTAGTACACCGTCCCTCGTAGCATGACGAGGTACAGGAAGTCGTCGAAGGGGAAGCAGGTGATGATCTCATCGCAGCTGAAGGTCCACTCGTACCATGAGTGGAACGCGGTAGTACCGTCAGCTGCCGACTCGCGCCGGTTGACGTACACCTTAGCTGGCTCATTCAGAGTCAGCAGATACAGCTGGTCGTGAGTCTGGGACGCGGCCATCCAGTGCGCCTCGGCAGGGATGTACCCTGTCACGCGGCGAGTGATGTCCATGGCCCGGTTGCTAACCTGCGCAGGATCGTAGTCGAACTCGTACATCACCATGCTGAAGTCACGTTCGCCAGCGAAGTACATCTGGTTGCCACGCTGGACGGGCTTGACGTACGGGGCGTTGTACACGGTCGATGCGTCGTAGAACTGCACCGACTGCGGGGTGAGCGGACCATTGGCCCGAACCTCCAGTTGCCGGCTGGCGTCCGTCAGGACCACCAGCGACTCACGGAATGGCTCAAGCATCAGGGCGTTGCTCTGGCGTGCACCTTGAATCCCCTCGTCGATCGGGTCTGCATCAGTCACCAGAGAGGTGCTGTTGATCCAGAGGTTGAACAGGTCGCCCGCTCGTGAGCTGACGATTCGTTCCCCGGCCGCGAACCAGAACCTCCCTTGATGGAAGGTCATGTCGGACAGAGCTGTTCCGATGAAGGTCGGTCCTGGGTTCGTGGTCGAGTCCCCGGCGTACCGGGCGGTCCAGTCCACGAACTGGAGGATGAACTTGGTGCCGTCGAACTGCAGCCGCAGCGGCATGGTCTCCGGGTTGATGAAGCTGTTGGCTCCCTCACTCGGAAGACGCCGGAACCACGGAGGCTGGGTAGCCGAGGTAGCGAACCAGAAGCCCTGCGGCAGCCCGATGTCGTCATCAGTGGCGTACCAGATGGCGTCGTTGTCGATGTCCCCGCCGGCCACCAGTGTGTCAGTGTCCGGGTAGGTGTCGACATCGACGGGCGGCTGGACGAAGTCCCTCCACACGGCCACGTTCTGATCGTAGTTCTGGTTGCGCACGGAGAGGAGGCCGGCCGTGTCGCGGTAGGTGATGGCGGTGCCCTGTAGGGCGGTGCTCACTTCCCGGTTCAGTATGAAGGATGCGTCCTCGACCTGCACCGACCGGAATCGCTGCCTAGCGGTCTGACTCCCTGACTGCAGGTATCCCACCATGGCGGCGATGTCGGCGTCGGCGTTGTCTAGAGCCAGCTCAGTGCCAGCAGAGGACAGAGCCTCCACCACCACGGCGGCGCCGGTCACAACGTTGAACGCTTGGATGGTGGTGGCGTCGGACGTAGGGTCCGGGTCCACCAGCAGGACGAAGCGCTCGGTCTCGGATCGGTTGATCCAGATGGCGAACTTGGTCTGGTCAGTGTCCGCCGCCACCAGCTCCTCGGCGTCACCGGCGCCCGCAACGTGCTCAGTGCCGGCTCGCTTGTCGAGGCCTCGGTGAGGCAGGCGATCGACGTTGACGGCGGACTGAAGCTCTACGGGCAGCCGCTGGGACTGGCTCAGACGAGACACGCCCAGCAGGGACGGAATGGAGATGGTGGCGAAGGGCATCAGTTGGTGCTCCGGGGTGCGTCTGACGAGTACCACGGACGCGGGACACCGATGGTGCCGAGCCGCAGGCCGAGGGAGCGTGAGTCTTCGAAGAGGTTGGACGGACGGCTGCGCATGTCGGCAGCACGGGCCATTGCCCTAGACCGTGCAGCTCTCGCTTCCAGTCGCTGCAGCAGGGTGTTGGAGGGTAGCACCGTCATGGCGTACTCGACTGCAGCCTGATCCACGATGGAGAACTGCAGCACCAGCGGCAGCTCTTCGAAAATGATAGACTGCACGAGTCGCACGTAGACGGTGGTGTCAGTGAACACCGGGGTGGCGGGGCTCTTGTCCCCGTCGTACAGCAGCATCTGCCCGGAGGTCTCCCTCACGAAGTAGTTGCGGTTGTGATCTTGGTTCCACCCCACCGCTGTAAGCGTGTTGATGGGAAGCACCACATTGCCCGCGGCGTTCGGCGTGAAGGGAGAGACCGTCTGGTTCTGATGCACGCCCACCATCTGCTCTCGCTGGGTGATCTCATCCAGCACGGCCTCAGCCATGATGGTGTCCGACTCACCCCCCGCCCCGAGGGACGACACCGGATGCTCACGCGCAGCCCGCAGGATGCGGTTCACTGCAGCCAGCTTGGTCATGTTAGTCTGGCTCATGTGAACCTCCGGATGTTGGTGAGTGGGTCATCAGGGAACCGCACGATGCCGAGGGGCCCATCATGGACGGACGGCCGCCGCATGGCGCCCTCCTGTGTAGCGATGAGGGCGTCCCTGAGCGTCTCGTGATGTCCTGCGGTGACGTTGCCGACCGCCGCTGCCCCCGTGACTGCCGTGGCCCCTGAGGTGCCCTGCTGCGCCCTCACAACCGTGAGGTTGTTGCCTGTACGGCTGGAGCAGAAGAGGATCTCCTCACCGATGGACAGGTAGAAGTCAGACGCAGGGAATACAGTGCCGTCGAGGACCACCACGGAGGTGGCGACAGCGGTGATATTCCCGTTGAGGGTGGTCGTGGCGTTGTTGGCGACCAGCAGCAGGTCGGTGCTGACATCCAGCGAACCCGGCTGGTTGGTACTCACGAGACTTCCAGTCCGAACGCAGTGAAGGTGACGGCGTCAGTGGTGGCCGCTTCGACTGCGATGTTGCCGGCGGCGTTGTTCATGGCCAGCCACACGTTCAGGATGATCGTCTCGTTGGCGCCGATAGCAACGTCATGGAAGAGAGCAGTCTCCTCGCTGTACGTGGTGCCGTCGTCGTCTACGTAGATGGCGAAGGTGTCGGGGGTCCCGGTCTGGTTGCAGATCACGATGGACTTGACGATGGCCGTGGTGCTGGCGCCGGGAGAGTAGATGGACTCAGCTGTGCCGCCGGTGGTATTCCGAACTTGGCCGAGCTGCTTCTCTTGGATCGAGGTCATGTTCAGGACTCCGCAACGGCGATGACCCCGTACCCCACGCTACCGTAGGCGAGGGTGGAGACGGTGCCGGTCTTAGTTGATCCCCAGTCGATAGACAGGGTGGTGGTTGAGACATCGTACGAGACAGTGGGTGCTCCCTCAGCGAACACCGGAGTGGTGTCGTTGAAGACCTTGGCATTGAAGGAGAAGGTGTTGTACCCTCCGCCCGGTACGTAGGTGTCGGCGTCCCACGTCGTCAGCAGTGGTGGCTCGGGTACAGTGAGTTCCCACACCTGCGCGCTGAAGTTTAGGACGGTCTCGGTGATCGTGGTCCCGCCGCTGCCGCCACCCCTGCCCTCGATGGGGCCTGAGGTGGTCCGCACCATACGCTGGATCTCCTGATTCACCATGTACCTGATGACTTCCCTGAGGCGGGCGTCGGTAGTCTGGTCGTTCAGTTCGCGTGGGCGGATGGGCATGAGGGGTTCCAAAAAAACCCCACCTCTACCAGTGGCAGAGATGAGGCGGAGAGAGAGCTGGGTATCAGCCGGTGAGGCGCTGAGCCGTGAAGACGTGGGTAGCCGCAGCCACCGCGTCGAGCACGTACAGGTGTCCGGCCACCAGAGTGGCCGCCGCAGTCCACGCCGCAGCGTCGACAACGTCAGCCGCGGTAGCGACGAACACGGTAGCCCGCGAGTCACTGCCCGTGCCGTCAAGCGCAGCATCAGCAACAGCGGTCATCGTGGCGTCAGACGCCGAGGGGTCGTCAGCGTCGTTGGTGGCGGTACCGCCCTCGTCATCAAGGCGGGTGACCGCAGTGAAGACGCCGGCGGTGGCCTCGGACAGGATGAACTCGACATGCTCAAGAGCGCCGAGGGGTTCCGCGGCAGCACTGGCAGCACCCTGACGGGTCACCATGTAGGTACCAACGGCGGACTTGGAGACAGCACCGAAGTCGTAGAGAGCACCCACGCCCGCGGACACGTCAGTGCCCGTGGGGGTGAGGCGGATGTCCTCGGTGCGGTGACCCACGACCCGGAGGACGCGGTCACTGACCTGAGCGGAGGGCCGCTCGGACGATCCACCAAGGCCGTCATTCAGCGACGGGCCCCGCCGCTTGGGGGTATAGCGAGTGTTTTCGATAGCCATAATTCAGGCTCCTATCAGGAGTTGGAGTCGATCAGCTCGACGGCGCATTCGGGACGGAGCGTACCACCGCCCGAGAGCATCTTGGTGACGAACAGGAAGTCCTGATAGTCGATCATCCGACCGGCTTCGGTCTGGATGTCCATCTTGGTCACGATACCGACGCACTCCTCCTGCATCACGATGCCGCGAGTGCTGGAGAAGTCGCCCTGATACCGAACCTCATCGTCGTTTGACAGGTCCTGACCGTTGGGCAGGAGGTTCGAACGACGGATCATGATGCCGTTGTAGTCGATGGCCTCATTGAAGTTGGGGACAGCGCCCGGGCCGAACTGCTCCGAACCTTCGGCGGGACCATAGGTGCCGTCGTTAGTCATGAACAGGGGGCGTCGGCCGTTGTTGAGGTCGGCAGCCGAACGCGGCGAACCGAACTGACGCAGCGCGTGCCAGAAGACCACGTCCACCCACGCCTTGCGGGCGTTGAACGGAACGCGGAGCAGGTCCCACCGGACGATGATCTCGTCAATGGCAGTGAGGAAGTTACCGATCTGGTCGTCCGAGGGCGTGGCACCTGCAGTGTTCTGCATGTCCACGTCCTTGGCCGCACCAGCACCGTCGCTGCCGCCGCCCGGGAAGGACGAAGCAGTGCCACCGTACAGGGCGGCGGGGGTGGCTCGGCTGGCGTTGATGGCCAGCCGGGCAGCATAGCGATCCTGCGCCTCAGCGAGGGCCTGAGCCGACTGCAGGGCGTACTCCGAACGGGATTCGAAGTGCATGAGCATCTCGTCGATGTCGTCCACCCGGAAGTGGGACACGAGGGGGCGCTCATCGAGGCCGATGCTCAGCTCGGTGCGCTCAGCGTCGAGGCCGAGGAGCCGAGTGCCACGGGCATGGCGCTCAGCACCGATGCCGCCGAGGCGGGGGAAGCGGGCGCTGTTGCCCGTCATGATGTTCTTGCGCTTCACCATATCAGCGATGCCGAGGTACTCGTTGAACCGGGTCATCACCTCACCACTGTACTGGTCGATGTAGAGGTCAGAGTACGAGGCGGGGGCGAGAGCGGAGTTGGCGCCCAGAATGAGCGAATTGGCGACAGGCATGCTGTCCTCCTATTGTAGTGTGAACTTGCCATTCAGGTTGTCCGCTCTCGCTGCACTGATGTGCTTGGATTATCCCTCACAGGGGGTCCATATCTTGCGGGCCTGACCGACTATCTGCTGCTGGGGACTTTCGTGCCATGCGTACAGGTCTATCGGGGCGATCTAACAAAAGCCTTGGGGTGGAGTCGAACCACCGTTGCCGGGCTATAATTCCGGTGTTCTACCGTTGAACTACCATGGCATCACCGACCGAAGTGCGCATCGTCGAGAGGCGCGGTCGGTTTACACGGCCCCAGCCCGCATCGTTGAGCGGCTGAGACGGGTATATTTCACATGGGGATGCCGTCGAAGCGTGAAGGATCCTTGCCGACAGTGATGGCGTGGCGCTTGGCCACCTCGCGTCGGTACTCAGGGTCCTTGCGATACTGGGGGTTACCCATCGCGGCCATATACTCGGTGCCGTCAGCGAACGGGCGAAGCGCAGCGTTGCTGGACAGGGGCGGAGATCCCGGAACGTCCTGCAGCGTGCCCGGCTCACCCATGGCGCCGGCAGCGCGGGCCCGTGCAACAAGACCCTCCATGACCATGGACGCATTGGGCCCGGTCAGAGCCTGCGCGAGCTGCTGCCGCTCACTCAGTAGCAGCTTGGACTTCGCCCAGTTGATGGCTTTGCTCAGATCCCCCTGAGAGCCGGCGATCCTGACCGCGTCAGCGATGCGCTCAGTCTGCACGCTCTTGGCTCGATCGGCCAGAACACGCAGCATGCCGTCGGTACCCCCTGCAGCCTTCAGGTCATCGAGGGCGTCCTCGGTGAGGGTGCCAGTCTTGGCCTGTTCCTCGGCAGTAGCCCATGCTTCGGCCATGGAAGGGGCAGTGGCATCCCCCTTGACGCCCAGCCCGGCGAGGATATCGTCGAGGCTCTTAGTTTCCTGCCCCTCAGCCGCTGCGAGAGCGTTCTCACCCGCCTCGACGTCTACCGAGTCCTCCAGAGCTGCGGCCGGGTCAGTGGCAGCCACCGGATCAGGGGCGGGAGCAGGGCTGCCTCCGCTCTGTCGCCGCTCAAGCTCGGTGTAGGACTGCAGGAGGGCGTCTCCGTCCACCGTACCGTCCTCGCGCTTGAACTTGGCAGGCACCTTGTGTGGCTGCGCCATGCTGAACTGGACCATCTGGGCTGCACGCCCCTCGGCGGTGCTGGTATCGGGCTTCTCAACGGACATAGTCTCTCTCCTCATTCAGCCGGAGGCGGCTGACTTGCTCTTGCTTGGGCGGCACCTAGCGCTGCCTGTTGTGCTTGGGCCTGCATGGCCTGCTGCTGCTCTGCTTGCCGCTTCTGGGCCAGCTCTTCCTCGGACATGATGCGACCCTTGGTCTCCATACCCTGCGACTGCCACCAGTCCCGCATGACGGCGGGCCAGATGACACCTTCGAAGGCTTCGGGCGGCAGGTTGCGCATGTTGACCACCATGGAGTCGAGCTTCTCGCGCTCGACCTCGCGGTTCAGGATCTCAAGACCCGCACGGATGCGCAGCTTGACGAACCCGGCCGGATCGAGGATCTGGTCCCTGATCTCGGAGGGGATCATGTCCTTGTCGGCCATCACGGAGATGACACGCTTGATGACGGGCTCCTGCTTGTCGCGCGCGGCGATCGACAGCACCCCACCTAGCATGCCCTCCAGCTCTTGGGCCAGAATGGACACCTGACGGGCAGTGACGCGCTCGCCTGTCGGCTGCACGGCGCTGTTCATCAGGAAGCGTCGGCCGACCAGCTGCTCACGGTGTTGTACCGTGGCGAACAGGGCCGACAGCGCCTGACTGGACGCGAACTGCAGCGGGAAGATGTCTCCCGGTGCAGCTGGGACCGCTCCGCCGTTGACGGAGTCGAGCATGTCCTGCAGCTCGGTGATACCGGCAGTGTTGACACCCCAGCGGTGCTCGGACACGAGTGCGGACAGGTCGTAGAGCGACTTGCTCAGCATCGACAGGGCACGGATGTCCCCGAAGATGGACTCCACGAGGGAGATGCCGTAAGGCTCCCCTGCGATGGCGCCCCAGCGGCCGGGGAAGTACGGGCTGGTCTTGAACTGCTTGCGTCCGACCTCTCGGTCGCGGTGCTCCTGCACCACAGTGACTTCACCCGTCTTCGGGTCCTTGGTGATCGCGGTGTACAGGTACTCCCACTTCTCACCTTGCGGCGAGGAGGGGAACGACGTGTACTTTGGAGCCTGCACAGGGCCCGGACCAGAATTGGGCAGAGCAAGCTCTGGCTCCCACTCGGGAAGCACGGCCTCGACGAGGAGGATCTCCTGCCAGTCTCCCTCATGCTTGCGCCGCACCACGAACTGGTCGGCACGGAACATGCGGAAGTGGAAGTCGTCATCCATGTGCATCAGCGAGTCACCGACAACCACCTCGTGCTGGTACGACAGGAACGTCGTGGCGCGTAGGTTGGTCGGGGCGAGCACACTCATGACGAGCTGTTCGAACCGTTGGAAGCTGGCGCTCAGCTCGGTGTCGTCTCGGCCCCCCGGGTCGAAGGCTTGGGTCAGCTCGGCTTCGAACACCGCCTGCCCGGTCGTCGGCCACACCATGGAGGTGATGCGGCTGGCGAGGGAGCTGGCCCCTTCGGCCGGGACGGACGAGTAGGGCACATCGAGCAGAGTGTGCACGGTATGCCCCGCCGGGGGTAGCAGCGTTGGCATGGTCATGCGAGCGTGCTCGCGCTTCCGGGCCAGTGCTGTCTGCCTGTCGGTGTCCAGAGCCTGAAACCGCTTGGCGATGGTCATGGGGTCACTCACGGGCTGCCTCCTTGGTCAAGGCCGGACGTGTTCAGGCCGAGGATGTTCGGGCCGAACGATGACTGGAACTGAGTCAGCCCCAGCGTCTCCTGTGAGGGGTCGAATGACAGCCCACTGAGGAACTGCATGATGTCAGCCATACTCAGCTGCGTGTTCTGGGCTACTTCTCGCTCAGGCACAGCCTGCAGGGATTCGAAGGTGCCACCGACGACGCGGCGTTCACCGAATCGGTCGAGATCGGATCCGTCGACACGGTCCACCTCCAGCGCGAGTGCCGCAGCTTGGCGGCGACGGCCGAGGCGGCGGGCGTTCTGGCTCTCGATCAGAGCCTCATCAGGGTGGGGCGCCGGCAGGCCCCCAGCTGGATGTTGCAGCTCTTGGTTGTCCACGTTTCGGTTCCTTCGGGGCTCGGGTATGGTTCGGGTGGTGCGACTCGTGCATAGAGCGGAGTCGGTTCATGACCTCCCGACGCCCTTGCTCTGCGGCTACGTGGAGGATGGCTTGTTCTGGCTGTGGCATGGACAGAACGTCCGGGTGGCGCCCCGGGAAGATGGTCTCAAGGTACTCGACCAGCTCGGTCGAGACGAATGGGAGATTTCCGACGCTCATGGTTGGGCCCCGATCCGCCACCCCCGGCCCTCCAGCTCCTTGAGGAGCCCGGCGGGGGTCTTGGCTGTTAGGTTGGCGTTCGGCATGTAGCTCAGGGCCACCGATCGGGCCACCCTCACGCAGTTGTTCGGGCGGATGTCCACCCATGGCATGAGGATGTCAAGATAGGTAGTCCAGCGCTCCACGGAGACCGACTCGCTGTGCCCTAGGACACGGCGCGCGTTGCAGTGGGCGGTCATGGACTCCTCAGTGGTCCGGGCCACCACACAGGGCGGATCGCCCCCCTTCAGCAGCAGTCTGGCCATCGTCTCCCAGTTCACCCACTGGGTGTCTCGGCCGCTATCGACGGATATGCGATACATCCCGTAGACGGAGGGGTAGACGTGGGCGTAGCGCCTCTGAGTCCACCTGATAGGTCTTGGCGTGGTCCTCATGGGACCCACGAACAGGAGGCTAACATCGTGCGCTTGTTCACATAACCCCAATTTCACGTTGTTGCTCCCCATAGGATCGGCTCTTGCTTCGCGCTGTCCCAGTCCTCTGCGCGGAGGATGCGAGCGCACCGCGCCTGTACGAGCGCGTCATCTTCGCTGATGCCTGCCTTGTCGTAAGCTTCGAACACGGCCAGCCGCATCTGCGATGGCAGTGTGTGTCGCTCCAGCAGCTTCTGCGCCTTCGCCGGCCCGACGCCCTTGATCCCCGGGAACCCGTCGACAGAGTCACCCGTCAACCACTGAGTGTAGAACAGTCGGTCGGCGTCATCCGGGGAAACGTAAGACGGGAAGTCCTGCGTGAACGGATTCAGGTGCCACCCCGGGATCTGGAGCAGGTCCTTGTCCCGCGTAACGCACACCGGGTTGTCGACCTTGTCGTTGGTCATGGCAATACCGATCAGGTCGTCGGCCTCCACGTTGTCCAGCTTGAACCAACGGAACTCGGTGCCCTGCAGCATCTTGTGCGCAGCTGCCAGCATCGGCGGCCCGACAGATTCACGGTGAGCCTTGTACGGGGGGTACAGGTCACGCCGGAAGTTGTCACCGCGTGAGCAGGAGAAGAACAGGAAGGCGTTGGTGGCGCAGGCCATGTCCACCCACAGCCCGAGGGTCTCCATCAGTCGGTCATCCAGTTCCTGAAGATCCTTCTGGTGGCTGTGTGCCCACGCCGCCGACTGGTACGCGATGTAGTCGGCGTCGATCAGCGCAGTGCGCTTGGTGTGGTACTCGTGTAGGTCACCCATCACTCGGTCTCCCTCTTGAGCGGCAGCGATGGGAGGTACGCAGTTATCCGGGAACGCACGCTGATCTCCAGCTCGCTCAGAGTTCCGTTGTTGGTCAGCGCGGTGTCGAACATCTCGTCGCAGTATCCGCCATCATAGTCCCACGCCAAGTCCTCGCTTGGGTCGGCCCTCCAACCTGTGGAAGGACGACGCTTCGGGTTCAGCTCCAGCCTACGGCCGGCGTCAAGGTAGACGGTGAGGCCCCCGTGAGACAGGACCCACTGAACCTCGTTGGCGTACCGTAGGTCGTCGATCACCATCAGCCGGTCTCCCCCGGCCATGGCGTCGATCTGTTGGTACAGGAACTCCATCCGGTCTACCCAGTAGTCGGTCCCAGTCACCCCGGGCACAAAGCTGCGGTCACGCAGTCTCGACCCGACGCACTGGCACAGCTTGCGGTACAGCTCGGGCTGATCGGCCTTGGTGGCGCCCAAGCTGTGGACTGCCTCCTTCAGCGGGCCAGCGAAGCTGCTAGGGTGCGGTACGTAGCCGGCATTATACAGCCACTTGGCGGCGTACTCAGCAGCGATGCTCTTGCCGGCTCGTCCGTGCCCTGCGAATGCAATGATTCGAAGCATGTGTCTCTCCATCAGTGTGTATCGGCCCACGATGAGCCGACCTTGTACTCGCCCGTCATCGGGCACTTCAGCTTGAGGCGCTTCCCTGCCTCCTCGATGGCCCACACCAGCGTACGGCCGATGAACTCGGCGTGCTCTGGCCTGCCTTCCAGCTGCATCTCATCATGGGCGTTCAGCAGGAACGCGAAGTCCACGTTCTTGACCAGCCCGGACTCGATCAGCGCGTCATGCAGCAGCACGAGGGCCAGCTTCATGACGATACCCGCCGTACCCTGCACGAGGGTGTTCAGGGCCGCGTACTCCTTGCGCACAGGTCCGCGGCGTCCGTCAGGCAAGCGCATGAACCCCTTGCTACGGGCCACAGCCTTGCACCAGTTCAGGAACTGAGAGAACCCCTTGGTCTTGAGCTTGAACGTGCGCTTGTACTTGGCCCCGATGTCGGACATCTTCTTGCCTGCGTACTGCTTGCGCTGCTCGGGCGACAGTGAGCTGTGGTGCATGATGGTGTCACCCAGCGTCTCGTTGCCGGAGCCGTAGAAGAAGGCGTAGCTAGTTTCCTTCCCCTGCGGTCGGGTGTCCAGACCGCCAGCCTTCTGGTTGATCGTGTGAATGTCACCCGACAGGATGTGCTCGATGTACAGCCCGTCGTCCCACCTCGACAGGTAGCTCGCCATAGCCCGAAGGTCGATACCACTGGCATCCCCACCGATCATGACCATGCCGGGCCTTGGCTTCCACATGCTGCGCATCTCGTAGCCCCAGCGACCAAGGTACCCTAGGATGGGTCCGTCATCGTTGGACAGCACGCGAGGGCACGCTGTCTGATTGGGCTGCGAGTGCGACATGCGAGCCGTTGGCGTGGCGTGCGGGTTGATGGACGGGTACAGCACACCAAGCTGGTCGTTGAGTGGTGCCTGCTCAGCTCGGGTGAGCCAGTCGGTGAGCTGCGTCATCCTCTTCCTGGCCATGTTGTACTTGGCCACGGCATGGGCCTCGGGGTAGTCCGTGGCAAGCAGCGACTGCTCGGTCACAGACACATTGCCCTTGTCGGTGATGCCGGGCAGCCACCCGTACTTGTCACCCAGCCGCTGAGCCACCATCTCCCGGCTTCCCGGGTTGAAGAAGGTGGTGACCTCCTTCGTTCGCTTCGGGCCCTGTACAAGGCGCTTGACGACATCGCGTGGGGCCTCCTTCTTGGTGGCGTACAGCTCCCCACTCGTTGGGTCCTGCCACCAGCACTTCTTGGGTAGCTCAACAGTCGCAGTGATGGGTGGGAACAGGGTGTCTAGGCTGTCCCCGATCCCAGCGACGATGCTATCCAGCTCACGAAGGAAGGTGCGAGCAAGGTCCATGTCAATGCACACACCGCGACAGCATTGGTCAGCGATGATCTCTGCGACACGGTGTTCAAGGCGCAGCGCCGTGGCGTACGGGCGCAGCATCGGCAGCATCCAACGGTACACGTCGCGTGTGGCCTTGACATCCCCAACACAGTAGTCCTCCATCTCTTGGGACCACTCATCGAAGCCTCCCTCGTATCCGATCTTGACGTTCTTACTGCCCGATGCGACGGACAGGCGGTAGAGGTTGTTGCCACCGTGCGGGTGGTTCTGCGGGTCAGGCCACAGTACTCGGGCACACACCAAGGTGTCCACCACACGTCCCTTGACCTCACCACCGTACAGCTCACGCATGACTGGCAGGTCGTAATCGAACACGTTGTGCCCGATGACTACGTCGGCCTCGCACAGCCGATCCCACCCCTCTTGGATGGTGTCCTCCTCGTCGTTCTGACGATAGGTGAACACCTCCTTGGTGGCCATGTCCTGCATGGACAGCAGGTGCACCTTCGTGAAGCGCGGCTCAAGCACACCCTTCTTCAGGCGTATCCGGCCGAGGTTGTCGCCCTCTATGTCAAACGTGTAGGCGCGCATCAGCCGCGGCTAGCCCGTGCGTTGAGCAGCGCGAGTACGGTGGTCTGCAGCTCAGACACGGCGTTGGTCAGGTGGCGTACCTGCGCAGCGGTATGTCGCTCGTCGAACTGACCGACAGAGTGAGACTTCGGCGCCCGGTCCACCGGGAAGACAAACTCAAGCTGCACTGGCTGGCCCTCCCCGGAAGAGTTCGTCGACTGAGGGGACTGCGTCGTCTTCGGCGGGCTCTTCTTCTGGTTCGAATCCTGCTGACTCATCTGGTCTCCAATCGGTTTCTACTAGTCGTCGGGTGTCAGGGTCGAACTCCAACAAGGAGGCCACACCTGTCTTACCCACGAACCGGCCCTTGAGCGTACGCACCTTGATGATGTTGCGCTCTCGGGGGTCATCTGCTTGCTGGTTGCGCTCGATTGCGATGACACTGTTGGGCACCGAACCTAGCGAACCTGATCCACGGAGGTTGTTGAGCGTGATGCGCCCTCCCTCCTCCGCGGCCTTGCCGTCCAGCCTGTTCAGCTGGCTGACGATGTCGATGTGCACACCCGTGCGCTCGACCAGCGATCTGAACTGCTTCATCACGCTGTCGATCATCTCCCTCTCCGAGCCAGTCCGGTCCATGCCGGCGATGACTGCGGTGATGTGGTCGATGATGATGACTTCGCACTGCAGGGCCACCACCATGTACTCGATACGAGCCATCAGGGTGTTGAAGTCGTTGGTCCCGCAGTGATCGTAGAAGAACAGCGGGCCGTCACGGAAGAAGGAGTCCGCTTCGTCGTAGTCCTCCTCCGTGTAGCTCACGTCGATACCGAAGTCGATCGGTTCCTCTCCCTCTTGGGCTAGGATCTCGTTGATCTCTTTGCTGGCGTCAGCCTGCCGCACAGGAGCTTCCAGTCGCAGACCGATCAGGTCCATCATGGTCTCCTCGGGAGACTCTTCAAGGAAGGCTGCGCCCACCCTGCGGCCACGCTGCCTGTGGTGGTACAGTATCTCACGCAGTACCGTGGACTTGCCCGAGCCGGTGCCCGATGCCCACAGCGTGATCTCTCCCGATCGCTGCCCCACCATGGACAGGGTGAGGCCCCGCCATGGGAAGGTCCACGTCTTCTGCTTCTTGGTGCGCTTCCCCACCTCAGAGGCAGGGATGACACCGTCAGGCTGGAACGACTTGGCCTCGTAGAGGCAGGAGAGCAGTCGCTTGCTCTCCCCCTTGATGACGCAGTCGTTCGCGTCATTGTACGGCAGGCTGGCGATCTTCACCCTGCCCGGGGGCAGAAGCTCGGCGCATTCCTTTGCAGCCTTGGTCCCGGCATCGTCCATGTCGAAGCACAGAACGATCTCGTCGTACCCTGCGATGAACGACAGGTTCTGACGTACCGCCTGAGCTGCGTTGTTCGATCCGTTGGGGATGCTGACCACCGGCCATCGGTTGCCCCATAGCTGGGACACAGTGAGGCAGTCGATCTGCCCCTCCGTGATGACGATGCGCTTACCCTTGCCATTCCATAGGTGCTGACCGAACATCGGCAGCTTCTTGGTATTGCCACGCCACCCGAACTTCTTGCACGGCTCACCGTCCTTCTCCACGAACCGCAGCTGCTGCGCCTGCAGCTCACCGTGGCTGTAGTAGTTGGCCACCTCGATCAGGTTGCTGCCGATCTTGGCGGTGCGGTAGTCGAACAGGTGAGCCGTGCGCTTGTCGATGCGACGGCCCGGCAGGGCGATCACCTTGCCGATGATCGGGCGCTTTACATCGAACCCCTTGGACGGAGGGGCTACGTCAGCTGCCTGCTTGTGTCCTGACACGTGGTACCCACACGCAAAACAGTGAGCACCACGACCCTCCGGGTACATGACGAGGTTGTCACCCGACTTGTCGTTGCCCGCCTTGCGGCATTCAGGGCACGGCTTGGTAGTGGTGGTGTCGTCCATCATCCCCTCTCTAGTGTCACGCTGAACTCACCCCGAGTGGCATGTGACTTGGGGCCATCCGCACGTATGTCGCTCCACTGCTTGGTCACGATGAGCTTGACGATCTGGTCGTCGTCCTCCCACAGCACACCGTTCAGTGCGTCGAGCACACCCTTGGAGTAGTTGTCCACGTCTCCCCCGGGCCAAAGCCGCTTGGTCTTGGTCTTCGGGAGACCCACGTACAGGCAGATAGTGACAATCAGCTTGCCCGCCAGCGGGACGTAGTCGCTGTTCTCCACCGCAGCCTGCATCTGCTTGCGGAACTCGGTGTACCGCTTGCCGTAGTAGGTGCCGTACCTCGTCACCCGTGGGCGGGAGGCGGGCACAGGCGGGACGGTGAAGTACACCGTACCCATCCCTTCCTCAGAAGGGGATGTCGTCTTCGTTGAAGTCTTCTTCCTCACCTTCGACGTCCTCCTCGCTGGTGTCAACGTCATCTTCACCCTCAGCGGCGAAGCCACCCGACTCACTGTCATCCTCGTCGAGGAAGTCGGTGTCCGGTTCGAAGGCCGGCGAGGCAATGCGGTTGCGCTTCAGGAACTGAACGCCACCAAGGTAAACCTTGAGGCCGCCCGTGCCCTCGCTGCTCTTCCACTCGCACAGGCTTCCGGAGACGCGGACGGTATCGCCACCCCACACCTCTCCATCCTCCATGAGCTTGGCGTCAGGGCCGTACACGGGGATGCCTCCACGCTCCTCACGCTCATCGGTGGCAGCGCAGTTGAACTGGTAGTAGGGGGTGCCGACATCCTTGGCCAGCTCAGGGTACTTGCCCTGCTTGGCCTTATCGTGCTCGCCCTGCGTGACCGACTTCATCGGGATGTCGGAGTGGCCCAGCGTCTTGGCCTCGGCCTTGAGGTCCTTGACGTATTCCTGGAACTCCGGGTCGTCCTTGTCGAAGTACGCAGTGATGGTGTACTGCACCTTGTTGAAGGCGTTGTCCGGCTCAGACAGGTGAGCGAACGCAGCGGTGGCGCGTGGCGACCGCACACGTTTGATGCTCTCGGTGGTGTAGGTCGGTCCCTTGGGCTTGGTGCGACGGGTTCGGCGTTCTGCCATCAGATGTTCTCCTTGAGGGGTGGTGCTGCCGTCTTCTGCTTGTTCAGGCGGGCAGCGAAGTAGTTGCTGAGTCGAAGGCCGTACTCGATACGGTCCTTCCACTTGGTCGGGTCAACGCCCGATGAGATGACGGCTTGCGTCACCCCGGCTGCGCGGATTGCGCACTGAGTCTTGTTGTCCATGTCACTCTCCGAATACTTCTATGATCGAGGCCTTCACTTCAAGCTGTCGTGCCTCGGTTACGGGCTCGGCTGGGTTGGCCCACAGGCAGATGTCCTGCACCCCCGCCCTCTTGCACAGGTGCAGGTGTAGCAGGAAGTCTTCACTGGTGGTCCAGCGGTTGAAGGCGTACTGCCCGGGAATGTTCACCCATGCCCCACCCCTGTACGGGTCGGGTAGTCGGGTGACCCCAGCTTGCAGAGGCCACTGGTACAGCACGAGGCTGTTCGTAGGCAGCCCGAACTGGTACACCGGGCACCCAAGCGCATCGCTGATGCGGTCGAGCCACCCGTTCATCATCTCCTTCACCTCAGGAAGGTGGCGGTTAGCTATGTGCAGGTCGTGGTTCCACCCGAGCCTAGGGTGATCCACCCACAGGGCCCTGAACTTGTCGCGCAGTAGCTTCGTGTGCCTGATCTTGAGCAGGAGCTGCTCTGTCCAGTACGTGCCGTACTTGTGGAAGACAGCCTGATCGAACCTACCCCGCCGGCCATTAGGGTGCACGGTGGGGAAGGGGGCGTCATCGAAGAAAGCACGACAGTACAGGGAAACCTTCTCGGGCCTGTCGACCAGCCGGCGCACCGTTTCGTATGGGTCACCTGAAGGCACAGGCCACGTCATTGCGTCGTAGTTGATGTCGAGGTGAATAAGATTCACACGTGAGTACAGCTGAGGCATCATGTCCCTCCGAGTAGTGGGTTCTGGTCGTACTTGTCTCGGCTGTACTTTTCACCGTCTCCGCACGGCATGATGACGTGCTGTCCACTGCCCTCTAGCACCACGCCGCACGACAGCACCGACTTGCGCTTGTAGTGCTTGCCGTAGGCGAAGGCATACATGCGGTCGTCAATGCCGCAGCCTGTGTCCAGACCGAAGCGACGTGAGTAGGGTGCAGCCAGCCACTTGATGCCGCCGGCTGAGTGGCAGTGACCCATGACCACGCTCATGGTCATGTCCCGGGTGCAGTTGTACGCAGGGTGCATGCCGCCCCGGCCCGTGCCGTGGTAGTAGTACACGTCGTCGATGGTGGTATCGTACACCCAGTCCCATCCCGGTGTCTTCCACACGTCAGCGTAGCCACGGAGGAAGCTGCCCGGTACGCCGGCACTCTCGGCCGTGCGTATCAGCCGCTCATCATGGTTTCCGATGGTGACGGTGGCCTTCGGGAAGCGGCGGTACCACTTCTGCACCTGCTGAAGGGCGAGCAGGTACTCATCCTTCGGGCCCGGTGCCTCCGGGTGCTTGGCGTGGAACGAGACGGTGTGCCAGTCCACGATGTCACCGATGAACACCACCTTGTTGCACCTGAACTTGCGCTGGGTATCGCAGATGAAGTCGAAGTACCCGGGGTGCGTAGCCGGAGCATGGATGTCGCCAATGGCGAGAACTCTGCTCACATCTCTTCTCCCGGCACGAAGGCGGTGTATCCGAGGTCCTTCTCACGGTTGTTATCCCAGATCACCATGTCCAGCAGCTCCCCGAACCACTCATCCAGATCCCCGTTATACCCTTCAGTGGTGTAGGCGTACACCGGGAGGCCGAACAGGTCAGCAGCGTGACGCTCCAGCCCACACCCGGGGCTATGCTCCCACCCGGGCAGCGCAACCACTAGGTCGGCCGACGCAAGGGCGAACAGATCCATCGGCATCACCTGCCGGTAGATTTCTCCCTTGCCTAGGTCCACGTCCCGAGTGCCCAGCCGCAGCGGTCGCTCGATGTGGTGGGGGGATACGACGTGGTAACCTTTGGTGGTGAAGTACTCAAACGCTCGGCTGAACGACTCACTGTTCAGATCAGGTTGTCCGCTCATCGGACCCATTACGTAGACTCGCTTCATGCGCAGCCGCCTTTCGGTAGTAGTCGAGGAGGTGCGGGTTACGCAGCATCAGCTGCGTCAGTCCACGGGACAGATCAGTCACACACTGCTCCTCTCGCTTTCTCGGTAGTGATGCACTCCTCCATATGCAGTGAAGAAGCTCGTGGGTGAGCGTGTCCATCTCATCCACCACGGAGGTGTTGATCTCCGGGTTGATGCGTATGGCCCTCTCATGCAGGCTGAACGTGCCGTAGGTGTGGGGCGTCACCGTCTGCTCGATCGTCCACCTGAACTCGTGCAGGTCTACGTACGTGGGGAGGCGAGGACGCCTAGCTGAACGCATAGTTGCTCTCCAGTATGGCCTCGATGTCAAGGGTTCCGAACTCAGGCGGCGGGCCCGGGTCCTCACCTGTCTGCTGTACCACCTCATCACGGAAGCGGCCCAGCTGGTCAATGCGGTAGATGTCGACGAACGATTCTATTACGGCCCGACGCATGGGCGTGGTGCGTCCGGGCGTAGTGCCGAACTGGTCGTGCACCACAGCCCACTGGGTAACACCGTACTGGTGGTACCCGTGACGCACTGACATGCGTAGGTGTGCAGCGTCGAACGTGTGCACGTAGTTGGGTGCCACGCTGTTGCGCTGCCTGTGCGGGGACACTGGGTCGTCGAACCCCGGGTCTTGGAACGTCACCTCGCAGCCGAGGCAGCGTACCCTGCTCGTCGTGCGTGTTCGGTAGTTGGTCTGTACGATGAACCCATCCGGTGCGGTCCACCGGAGCATGAGCCCCTGCCTGTTGGCCAGCTTGGCACACGTCTTCAGCCACTCCATGGCCTCGGTGGCCTTGGGCAAGCTCTCCTGAACGGAGGCCCACAGCTTCTTGCCGATGTACTTCACGGCCGGCGTCGGGTTGTCGCACCAGTCGAGGAACCCATCCGCCATCAGCGCGTCCTTCATCCCCTGCTGGGTCACGTTGTACACGTAGGTCATGGCCGGACGCTTGGCCAGCTTGCGCCCTTGCCAGTTGTCTAGCCACTGCTGGGGCAGGTCTGGGATGGTTGTGTCATCAACTACCCCCAACCGTGTGTCCTGTATCACCTTTGTTCGGGCCAGCTCGGACACCATGCTGTAGATGTCCTGCGGCTTGTCGGCCGGCACGAGGTTGACCAGCGCACCGCCCACCTCGTCCCTGAGCATGGCGCTGAAGTGCTGCAGCCCCGAGTTGGTGCCGTCCATCCCGATCGGGAGGGAGCACTCGTAGGTGTGTATGCTGCCGTGCCGGTGGGCCTCCACGATCTCGATCAGCGCAGCCAGCGCCTGCCACGGGTCGTCAGCACGCGCCCAGCAGTCCAGCAGGTGCATGGGGTCCCAGTCCTCTGGCTGCGCCTCCATGTAGCCCACAGGGGGCAGCTTGTCTTGGGCCCACCTGCGTCGGTGAGCGAAGCCCTCCTTGTCCATACCCCAACAGTTGGCGAACTGCACCAGCAGCCAGCCGTACCCGTGAGGACCGAGTGGGTCGGTGTCCGCTAGGGTCAGCAGCCCACGATCGAGGTCACCACGCTGAGGGTCTAGGGTGGTGGGTATGGTGTACACCCTACCTCGGAAGTCCACGTTGTACGGGAAGTAGAACACACGATCGAGCAGCTCTTCGGCAGCGGCTACCGTCTGGTAGGTCAGCTGCCTCCGTGTAACCATCCGTCCGTTGTAACGGTGGATCGCCGCAGCCCGTCGCTTCCACTCTGACTGCTCACCCTCGCTACCTGCCTCGGGGAAGGGGGCTGATACCTTTCGGTCCTCAACCTCGGGCAATCCACAGCTCCCACCCCCTGCTTGGATCATGCTCATGACGCAGCGCAACACACGGGCGTTCGTTCGCCACCCTGTGTCTTGCAGCACGTTCACTGATTCGTAGCATGCCTCTGGCTGGGGCTCAGGGCCCACACCATCCAGCTCACGTCGACGCACGAAGTCCGTGGTGTGAGACAGGAGGCGGTACCCTCCACTCTCCTCGCTGGACCAAGGCTTGGGTGGCACCACCATGGGTGACAGCACCGGGCGGTGAGTCTCGACCAGCTCGTTGGCCTTGACGATCCTGTCCTGCACTTCAGGGATGATGACGATGCGGTTGAACCGCTTTCCTAGGGCGTACCCTGAGTGAGGTTCGAAGACGCCTGACCGAAGGATCAGGATCTCCAGCATCTTGCGCCCGACAGAACGTCGGTGCTGCACAGGCCACGCCCTACCAAGCTCACCCAGTTTCTGTCGTGCCTTAGCTACGACTCGGGGTGTCCACTGCTTGACCCTGCGGTCCATCACTCGCTTCAGCTTGGGTGCCTCAGTACGCAGCACCATCATGTGGTACTCATTCTCCACTGCGGCACCAATGCCGCTGATGGCGCTGACGAAGTTGATGTCGGTGCCTCGGTCACGCACGGTGCCTTGGTTCAGCGCCCACGATAGCGTGGCCAGAGACATTGCGCCGGGGTCCATGAGCAGGAAGGGCACGGCCCAGTACTGAGCGTGACGCATGGCTACGCCGCTCTCCAGCTTCAGCCTCTCCGTCTCCACCCCGTCGACCATCTCGGTAAGGGCGGCGGCAAGCAGCTGGCGTACACCGGGCTGCTGTGTGGTGGGCCCTGTCTTCATCATCTCACGGAAGCGGCGCACGCCCTCGTCGATGGAGTACAGCTCACGCTCATCCTGCTCGGCTACTAACTCTGCCGTGTAGCGGGTATCGGTCTGCATGTCTGAAGCTCTCTGCTGGGATGGGTAGCTGAAGGTGCGGGACTCTACGCCCGAAGGACATAAGAGTACCAGACCATATGGCTGCCTGTGTCTCTGACGGGGTCCAGTCCATCATGTGTGCGACGTACACTACACGCCGTTCGGCTGACTCACGTACCCGCTTGGCTTCGAACCGCTTGCCGTCGATGCGTAGTGCCTTGGCCATCCACGTGTCAAGCACCACTGCATCTTGGTCGCCTAGGATGGCGCGCCTGAACGCATCCGTCTTAGGTCCACGCAGCGTGCCGGTCCTCTCGTAGTGCTCGACAGAAGCACGCACGCCGCGCATCACAGTGGGTAGGATCTCTCCTGTACGCATGTAGTGCACGGCGTACGTCACTGACCGCTTGACGGTCACACGGGGGGAGAACAACGCAAGCGCAGCAGCTGTGGCTCCGATCTCCCACTCGTTGGCGTAGCTCAGCGTCATCACGTCATCGAGGGCGATGCCGTACCAGTTGCGGTACTCGGCACCATCCCTCGCCAGTCTCATCAGTCGCTGAACCGTACTCACAGTGACGCCTCCCACTCGTGGTTGACGATGGCATCCTCGTACCCCGGGTCGAGCTGGCACGCAAGCGCGTGTGCTCCCTCACCCTCAAGCTCAAGCTCGGTCGGGTTGCTCTGATCTAGATCATCCATGACGGACATGGACAGCTCAGTCCACGTGCCCTCTAGGTTGACCACCACGTCTCCCGGGCACCCGCCCTCCTCTGCCACCCCCATCATGGTGACGGTGATGGTCCAGTGGATGGACCCAGTGTCCCCCTCACGGATGAACTCGTTGGTCACGTCATTGCGAACCTTGCGCATTGCTTGCTACCTTCTCATCATGGACTCGCTTCCACTCCTCGGACGCCGCACGGCGTGCTGCGAAGGTGGTTGCGAAGGCTGACTCCCAGCCTAGGGCATACAGCTCAGCGTCGTAGTCACGTGGCTGGTCACCCTTACCGGCACCCGTGCGCCGGCGGTCGCTCTTAGGCTTCCCGTAGAACTGATCGAACTCCTTGCGGTCAGCCCCTGTCAGGAGCGATCGTCGGTTCGACATTGCATCTTTGCTTCGTTCCTCCATCGACACGTCGCATGTACTCCATATGCTCACGCAGCTCTTCTGCGTACTTGTCCATCGCACCCGATTGGTCGTTACGTCTGATTAGACCCTCACCGTAGCAGTGCTCGCATGTCTGCTCGTCGTACCTCAGCTCCTCTATGGCCACGCCGCCACCGTTGACTACGACATACC